ATGGCGGGTTGTGCGATCGCTGCTCTTTTCTTTGATCAGGAAAAAGCTGCCGAGGTTTATTTTGCAGCAACGAAAAAGGATCAGGCTAAAATCGGATTCGACGAAGCGCAAAGGATGGTATCGATCTCGCCGCAACTCAGGCGACACTTAAGAGCAGGCAAGCACGATATAAAAGCGCCAACGCTCTCAGCGCGATGCACGTACTTGAGCAGCGAGCGCGATACACTCGACGGCCTCAACATACACTTTGCAGGAATTGATGAATACCACGCGCACCCAACCGATGGAGTGGCGAACGTACTGCGATCAGGTATGCAAGCGCGGCGTAACCCGTTACACCTTACCATTACCACGGCAGGCTTTAACCGTGAATCGCCATGCTACGAAATGCAAAAGACGTGCAAGGAGATACTCGACGGAGTGAAGCACGATGACGCACAATTTGCGTTGATCTATGAGCTGGATGAAGATGACGATTGGACGGACTCCAGCACATGGATAAAGGCTAACCCATCGTTGGGCGTGGCGCTACGCCCGCAGCTATTGGAGTCACAACTACAACAAGCCATTAACCTGGGCGGATCGCGCGAGGTGGAATTTAAAACCAAGCACTTAAACAAATGGGTGACCGCTTCTAAGACTTGGATACAGGACGAAATATGGAGCGCGAACGAACGGCAGGAAGATTTGACGGGGCGGATTTGTTGGGGTGGGTTAGACCTTGCTAGCGTTTCCGATATGACGGCGCTGGTAATGGTGTACCCTGACGGCGAGGGCTACCATGTGCGCGGCCATTACTTCATGCCCAGCGATACCATTGACAACATATTGGATCGCGACCCGTCGCACATCTACCGGACCTTTTTAGATCTTCCAAACTTTCATGTAACCGATGGCAATGTAACTGACTACGCGGCAATCCGCCGGCTGGTCAGTGGGGTGATGAACCGGCCCGACGGTCAGGAGGTAGACGCCACCAGTTTGATGCATAACTATCAAATAGAAAAGATTGCGTTTGACAGATACAACAGCACGCAGATCGCGATCGACTTGGTAGATGATGGCGTGCCGCTTACGCCATTCGGCCAGGGCTTTGTGTCTATGTCGTCACCCACCAAACAGCTGGAGGTGCTAGTAAGGACGGGCAAGGTTTGGCACGATGGCGATCCGGTCCTGCGTTGGGCGCTTGGAAACGTCGAGTTAAAAATGGATCCGGCGGGCAACATAAAAGCCGACAAACAAAAGAGCGGCGGCAAGATTGATCCTATTGTCGCCATGGTCATGGGCATAGGCGAACACATGAAGACGCCACAGGAGACAGAGCAGAATTTCGATATAATTTCCCTGTAGTAAATTGCAACCCATATGGCAACACTTCGCGACAGATTAAATGCGCTTTTGAGGTATCGCGTAGGTAAGTACGATTCTCAGACCTTGGCGAATGACCTAGGCATTTACGGCACTACGGTAAGCGGTGCGAACATAAACGAGAATACAGCGCTAACCATTTCCACGGTTTATGCTTGCGTGTACAAAATTGCCAGCACGTTGGCGAGTTTAGATTTAGAGGTATATGAGCGCACAGGCCGCGAGATAGAACCCGCGAATGTGCATCCAGCTTATGACGTTATCAAATACAAGCCCAACGAATACCAAACAGCGTTTGATTTTTGGGAAACGATTATAAGCAATGCGGTAATTAACGGCGTAGGCTATGCACTAATTGAGCGCGATGGCCGTGGGTACGTTACAAGTTTGGTGTGCTTAGATATTTACGACGTAGACCGCAAGACCGTAAATGGCCAAATGGTTTACAGCGTTCGAAACGTGGGTATCGTGCAGGCTGAGAATATGCTGGAGATTTGCAACCTTCAAAGGAAGTCGCCCATTCGTTTGCACCGTGAGAATTTAGGACTAGCGAAAGCAGCCGAAGACTTTGGCGCGGAATACTTTGGAAGCGGCGGGCAAATGACGGGGATACTATCCAGCGACCAGCCTCTAAAGAAAGAGCAGATGGATATAATCCAAGGCAGTTGGAACAAGGCCGCACAACAGGCCGGCACGAAACTGCTGCCGTTTGGGTTTAAGTATTCGCGGATCAGTATCAGCCCCGACGAGGCGCAATTTATCGAAACGCGTAAATTCCAAGCGGAGGAGATATGCCGCATTTTCAGCGTGCCGCCTACATTGGTACAGCTCGAAAGCCAAACAACTTACAACAACGTCGAGCAGCAGAATTTGCAATTTGCACGGCACACGATTGCACCATGGGCCAAACGCATCGAGCAGGAAATTGATCGCAAGCTGATCCAGTCACGCGAGCGCCCACAGATATACAGCAAGTTTAATTTGAACGATTTATACCGGGGCGATATGCAGAGCCGTGCAGACTTCTACACCAAGATGCTGAACAACGGCGTTTTAAGCATTAACGAAGTACGGGGCAAGGAAGAGCTAAACCCAACGGACGGAGGCGATACGCATACCGTTGCAGTCAATCAAATTGCACTGGATAGGCTAGGCGCTTATTCGGATAAAGTTTCAGAAACACAGAACAATGGACAATAAAGAAGATAAGCGCACCGATGAGCTGCGCAGCCAGTACGGTGATAACGTAGAACTGCGAACGGCAGAAGTGCGGGCCGCTGGCGATGATGCTTTGGTAGTCGAAGGCTATGCAAGTAACTTTGATGTAGAGTATGATCTTGGCTACTTCAAAGAAACCGTAGCACGTGGCGCATTTGATGGCGTCATGGAGGACGACGTTAGATTTTTGCTTAATCATACCGGCGCACCTTTGGCACGAACTACGAACGGCACGCTGGAACTGAGCGTTGACGAAACGGGTTTAAAGTATCGCGCGGCACTTGCCGACACGCAGGACGGGCGCGATCTTTACAAGCTGATCAAGCGCGGCGATATTTCACAAAGTTCTTTTGCCTTTACAATTGAGGCGGACGAATGGAGCGAGGACCGCAGCACGCGAACCATCACCAAGGTTGGCAGGTTATTAGACACTTCAGCCGTGACATACCCAGCAAGCCCGACGGCATCAGTATACGCGCGAAACATGGCAGCGGCGGCGCAGGAAGTGGAGGAATTAAAGGAAGAACAGGTAGCAGCAGAACCGGAAACGGAAGAACGCGCAGAACCTGCAACGATAAAAACAGAACCGCGTAACTTTACGCAAAACATTACTAAGATGACTTTAAACGATTTGAAAGGCCAGCGCAATGCGAACTACGAAGAATTCGTAGCCATTGGCCAAAAAGCGGACTCAGAGGGCCGCGTTATGACAGAAGCAGAACAAGAACGATGTGACAAGCTTGACAGCATGATGCAGGACCTTGATGTAAAAATCAAGCACAAAACACGTGAGCAGGACATGGTCGCACGAATGGCGCAGAGCGGTACAGCTGGCGCATCCGAGCAACGCGAAGTTGAGCGCGTCAACGGTTCTTTTTCCCTAAGCCGTGCAATCAGTGCCATTGCAAACGGCCGCAGCTTGGAAGGTGCAGAAGCAGAGTGGCAAAAAGAAGCCGCTAAAGAAATGCGCTCACAGGGTTTGCAGTCTGCTGGACAGGTGGCAATTCCTTCAATCGCTTTGCGTGCTGGAGGTGCTGACGACTTCCAAGCAGGAAGCGGCGACGGTTCAGGATTCGTTCCAACTGTTGTCCCTGCTGCAATCGAAGCACTTCGCGCCCCTACCGTATTGGAAGGACTCGGCACAACAGTGATTCGAAACGCTACGGGCAACTTGCAGTTTCCACGTGTAAGCGCGAAGGCCGCAGGTACAGCACCAGACGACCCAAGCAACGAGGTTGGCGCAGATACAGGTTCAGGCATGGAAATGGATGAAGTTTCTTTGACTCCTCAGCGAGTTGCAGCGAATACTAAGTATTCAAAACTCCTCATTCAGCAAGGAGGTGCAGAGGTAGATGCATTGATTGCTAACGAGTTGGCCGCGGCGATGAACGCTTACGTAGATACAACAGCCTTTGCCGCTATCATGGCATCGACTGCAGTGAATCAGTCAAGCGTAGCAGATGGGGCTTTAACTGCTGCAATTGTGAACACAATGGAAACGGACGCACTTGCACAAGGTGCAAACCTTGCCGGCGCATCATACGTTATGAGTCCCGGCGCTTACGGCCTTTCTAAGGCATTGGCTCAGGTTGCTAATGTAAACCCACTTTGGGAGAATGGCCGCTTCAATATGTATAACGCCGTAGCTACGCCGTACCTTGTTA